AGCTGACGCCAAGAACCGGAGTTCGACTGCAGAAATCGAATTGTATCGCCGCTACCAACGGTGACCATCGGGGCTTGCAGCTGCAGCAAGGTGCCCGTGTGTTGGCTATTGTCAACGAACGTTATTGGCTTGCCGAGATTGAAGATAACGAGAATGTTGCCGTCGAGGCCTGCCGTAATCGTGGGCGTCGAGGTCAGCGTGACAGCGGAAGCATTGTTACAGACAACATACGAAGTGTCGTTGCCGGCCTCGGGACTATTCGACGGTGAGGGGAATTGAAAACTCGCACCCGATACGGACACTGGCGTCGCAAGAATATTGATCGCGCTTTTGCGCATCGATTCTGCCGACCCACCAGCGGTATACTTGACGAAGGCGTTATCGTAGAACGCGGCCGCACCGGTGGGTGCCAGCTGTCCGCCGCCGACTTGAGAGTAACATTTCTCGATAAGGGGCGAACCTGCCGGATTGGAAAAGCTGAACGAATAAGCGTATGGTCCTCCGCCTTCGGTATATACGCGAATGAAAGTCCCGCCGTCGAAGGACCTATCGTGGATCGCGTCGACTTGAACGACGTCAATTTGCGGCCCGATAACCGTTGCCGCGGCACCGCCAGCTAACACAAGACCCGTCGAACATTCGCGCCAAAAGCCACCAATGATCTTGTTAATATTCTGATCTTGGCCTATATTTTCGTAGTACCCCGCGCCCGTGCAGACGGCATAGTCCTGCCCAGAAATCGACGCGGCCGGTCGGAAAAACGAAGTCAGAGCAATATGCGTGTCGTCCAGGACGCACGCTACCTTGTATAGGATAGGCGTGCCGTTGACGACGTATATGCTATCAGCAAGGCGCGCGGGGATTGCCGTGAAGGTTGTGCCGGTACCGGTGACCATTCGGCTGCCCATGGTGACAGCGACTGTCCCCGGCTGCGTAACAGGCCGCGAGAATTCGGGCGGAAAGCCAGCCGATTTATATTGAAATCCGCAGACAGTCGCCGAGCACTCGAGGAACGTGCTGGCGTCATTGATAACGCCCGCGGAACCTGCGTTCGTGGGCGTGAAAGCGTATGTGGTGCCGGATACGTACGTACCAGCCGTGGGGCTTAGCGCCACGCCAGAACTGTACGAGAAGTCCGTCGTACTTTCCGGTACGCCGATGCGCGAACTCGTATAGATAATCTGCTCAGGGCCACCCGCGCCGCCGTTGATACTTGTGGAGAATGTCGCCGTGCCGATAGCGCCACCGGTCACGATAGTAAGGACGACAGGTTGTCCGGGTACGAGAAAAAACTCGAGTGGGTCGGGCACCGAGACAGTCATTGACGGCCCGGGGCCGGTTTGCGTAATGGTCAACCCACCCGGCGTACCGGAGGTAACGACTGCCGAATGGTAGCCGTCGCGAATGGCTCCCGTGACGAGCATATGCTCGTAAATCGTAAGCGCGTCGCCGAAGCGCGTGATACCGTCTTGTGCATTATTGCTGCAGTCGAAAGTCAGGTGCTCAAAGCGACAGCCCCCCGAAGCCACGCCAAGCATGTACTTCATCGGCGAAATCGCCTTGATAGTAGTCGATTCGAATAACCCCGCTGCAGCCGTCCAGTTGATGCCGTGACCCAAATCGTGGACGTTCAGTGGGGAGGCAATAGCATACACGCCGGGCGAGAAAAACAGAATGCCACCGGCGACGTTGCGGGCGTTCTCTGCCGCTTGAATGGCTGTAGAATCGTCTGTCGTACCGTCGCGGACCGCGCCGTAGGATTCCGGCCGGAACACGGGCATAAGGCCCACGGCCTGGGGAATACCCGCGACCATGACCGCGCCCTGGCCTTCGGCCGCAGGCAGGGCCAAGGGCGTGGCCGAAACCTGTTGCACGAGCGGCCCAATGCCCGGAGGGGCTGGCCCTGGCGGACCGCCCGTGCCCTCGGCTACGGCTATGGCTTTTTGCGGGCGAGCGATGACTGTCGACGGCGAAGCGTTACCTGCGGCACCGTTGTTCTGCACGACAATGTGCGTACCGTCGGGAATGCCCGTAACTGCGTAAACCCCGCCCGTGCTGATGAATACACCCAAGCCTACAGCGAAGTTCGAGCTGTCCGTCAGGTGAACGGTAACAGTGCTACCTACTGCAGGCTGGACGTAGCTCGCCGTCGTCAGCGCAATAGGACTACTGCCACCAGTCAGAAGCGTTTGGTGATTGGTCGGATCGTCGGCGACACTGAGCCCAGACACGAGCTTGATCGTGCTTTGGCGCGGAACAGGATTACCGCTCGCATCGATAATATCCCTATAGCCCGCGAGTATGTCTGCGATCCAGCTTTGGTCTTTCATCGCCGATTAGGCTCCATCCCAGAAGCGCGCCGTGTCTAGACGCGCGTGCACATATTCGAAAGGGGTGCCGCTAATAACTTTGCTCCAGCGGCCCCAATGACCGTCGGGCAGCCCGGTGCCGTCGCGAGGCTGCGTCGGATCGAAGCTCGTATTGTCGAAGGCCAGGATGATATTCTGGCAGATCGTACCGGCCGGTTTGCGTTGCACGACAATGGAGCGAATGGCCGAGACATCCCCTGTCGTTGCGGTCGAGCCGATTGTTTCGCCCGGTGTGCCGAGAACGCGCAGGCCTGAGCCCAAGTTAGGGGCCGGCTGCCATAGACCGTTCGGGTAGATAATGACCCAGAACCGAGACCAATGTCTCAAAGCGGTTGGGTCCCCGTCCCAATCCCAGTTGCCGACATTCAGGGACACTGACATGGTCCCGTCAGGCTCAAGCGTAAACCAGTCGCCCTTCACGTCCACGGTCCGGAACGTGGGCAGCGGCCCTGTATAGCCGCGGATTTCGTTCATGAGACCGAAGGGGTTGCCGGCCAACTTCCAGTTGGTCAGCCACTGGGTCAGGCGCACGGCATAGTGCTGAGCCGTCTCGTCGATACCTCGGAGCACTCGACGGTCTCGGCCGATAGCTGCCAGAGCGTCTTCCGGCGCCGTAGTTGCGCCCGTGGGGTCATTCTGAGGAAAGCGGGCTAGGAGGCCTTTGCGCAGGCGCTCCGTGAAGGCATCCTTGATCAGGTCCAAGACATAGCCCACGAGCTCGGACTCGCCGTTAGCCACGAGCCAAGGCGGTCCTTGGAACTTCCGAGATGCACGGAAGTAAGAGGGCACGCCCTCAGCTGTAATCCAAGAGTAGGACATTAGATAGGATCAGGAATGAGATTTACCGCGGTCGGAGTGATAGTGCCCGGAATTGCGACGTCACCTGCGCCCATGGCGGTGTCACTCGACGGCACGGTCATTTGCACGCGGAAGGTCGAGTTCGGGAATACGGTGCCGATGACCGCCTGCAGCTCGCTCGCGTAAATGAAGCCAGTATCGCCGCCGATAGGGCGCTCTTGAATATATGTCACCAAGGCATCGGAGATAGCTGCGGCTATTTGCGTCGGCGTCTGCCCGACGCTTTGATAGAGCCAGATCTGGTAGGTGACATTGATTGCGCGAGCGGTTGCGGAAATCGTCGTCGGCGTGATGCAGAGCGGCGTGGCGTACTTCAAAATCGCGGCCTGGACCGCGGCCACGTCGCCCGATGAGATATCCCCCAAAGGACCTGCCACGTATATGGTTACATTACCCGTCGTCGAATCATCGTACACGCGCGCCCGCGTGACAGTCGATATACCCGTGAGCGTGGAGTCACGAGCCACGAAGCTATAGGCGGCTGCTGGGCCGTTGGGCGAAAGTGCCGCCGAGGCGTCGCGGCATTGTTGAATGATAGCTGCGCGCGGCAGCTGATCGAGGCCTACAGCCGGATTGGCGTTATCGACGGTGACACCCGTCAGGTTCGTGACAAGGGCAATCTCATGGGCGCTCGCCGAGCTCGCCGAGCCTGGCAAATCAGCTGCGACCGTGAGGGTCAAAGTAGCGCCTGATGTCCCTACGCCGGTAAGCGTACCACCCGTCGTATTGTGATAGGTCGCACCCGTGGATGTGTTCTTGAACGTAAGGTCCTGAGGCTCGATAATGTAAATTCCGCCGCCGCTGTTCGTGAGAACGACGTTCGTCGTCGCAAAGGTTGCAGGGGGTATGACGACACCAAACTGCTCGAGCGCTTGAATAATCAGCCATTCGCCCTGCGCAAAGTCCAGGAAGCCAGATTGAATGAAACCGATGACCACCTGCTCGAGGGCGGCCATGAGCTTGGATTCGACGATGTAGAGCGAGCGCGTAGGGTCGCCCGGTTGCCACGCCGTAACCGGCAGGTTGAGCTCCTGCGCGATTGCCAGCGAGGCGTTCAGGATATCTGTCTCGCTCTGCTCGATCAGAAGATCGGCTAGCGTAGGTTGTCCAACAATTGAAGGCATTAGGTCACGGGTGTTGAAAGGCCGAGCAATTCGACCGATACATCAGAGACAGCGAGCACCAGCGAGAACGGTCCGACACCGGTTTGGGCCTCAATGGCAATTTGATAGGAAGTTGACGGTCCGTTAGTGAATATCTGCATATCCACCGTGACGGACTCTATCCGCTGGTCTTTCAGAAGTTCGGCTTGTATCTGGCCTGGCACCGCGGCTTGCTGGCTCTTGGTCGTAGAGGAGCCGATTAGGTCCTGAAGGTCAAGACCGTAATCTGCTTCGTCCTCGCCGCCCTGAAGCATGCCGTGCGGAGTAATCAGTCGGCGATACGCAGCCTCTGCGACAAGCTGCACGCCAGATGATAGCCGTCCGGTGCGGAGCGAATCCGTGCAGGAGGTATCTGTACCGAAATCAGTCGCCATTATGCACCAGAGAAAAAACTCGTGAGGGCTGTAACAGAAAGCGTGTCAGTCGCGCCAAGCAGGACAGCGCTACACGCCCCCGATGAGGGCACATGCCCGGTTATTGAATCGCCCCACTCTGTCGTGAGTGCTGTAGTCAAAGCCGCGCCCAAGGCATTCGCCGCGCCGGTATAGAGATAGACATAGGCCTTGGCGCTATCGAATCCGACGATGCCACCGAACGTAATCAAGGCACCGAAGTTGGCCGTCAGGTTCGCCATAATCGCGGCCGAGGCCGAGATGGTGGCCGTAGGTAGCGGGACTGCCGTCAGATTGCCCGCAGCCGATATCGTGGCCACGAGGGTCTCGGCGAGCGTGGGTTGAGGCAGCGCAAGGGAGGCTTGCAAGGAGGCCGTAGCTGCAAGCTGCGCGTTGAGTATCGGGGTAGCTTGAGAGAAGCAATCGGTCGTGAGTGAGGCCACTAGCGAAGCGAGTGTCAGCTTGCCTCCATATATCAGGCCGCTGCCGCCGAAAGTCAGACCCGAGAGATAAGCCGAATATTTCTGCGTAGGCAGGTTCGGCGGGGATAGCGCGACATCATCAACGAGACCAAATACGAGAGCCGTACAAGACCCGGATGTCGGCGTTGTGCCGTCACCCCATGTCGATGAAAGCGCGCTCGTAACGGCTGCGCCCAGGGTATCACCAGTGCCGGCATAGGCGTAGGAAAAGATACCTACCGAGGCGTTTAGAAGAAGCGCTTGCAAGCCTGGCAGGAGGGCCAAAGCCGCATTCAGGTTCGTACTGAGCGATGCACAATCAGACAGCGTGAAGCTGACGGACGGAAGGCTGAGGCCAATCCCTACCGAGACATTGGCCTCGAAGGCGCCCATTTGAGCGAGTATCGTAGCGAGGTCCGGCGGGCTGGCGCTGAATTGTGCGTTCACGCTAGCCGCGCCTGAGAAGTTGGCCGCGGTCGCGAGTGAGGCCGGGGCCATAATCAAACCCACGGGCGGACAGAGCCCAAGAATACTCAGCTTGCCGCCGTAGAGTAGGCCCATTAGCCGCTCGTGACTTTCGCGCTACCTCCTGTAATCAGGCCGGTAACCGGGTTAGCAATTGTAATAGTGCCGGCTAGGGGATTGCCGCTAACCGTGCCGACAATAGGCAAGGTCGGGGGTAGGAACACCATAACCTGATCGCCGGTACGTGCGACTGGGTTGCCGCCGCCTGCAATGTTGGTCATGGTAGGAACGAAGCTGCCCGACTCCTCGTCTTCGAAGCTCGTAACGACTGGCTGGCCCGGGTCAGCGTTCACGAAGCTCACAAGGACGCGGGAGCCGAGCGAGTACATAGCTTTGACGCCGCCGACACCGGGCCTAACCTTGATACCGTTCAAGGACGGCATTCCGCTCGAGACACGCGTCGGCTGAACGTTCAGACGACCGCTCGGGTCTTGTGTGACGATTCTATATTCCCACACGCCGCGGAAACGCCGGCCGGCATCGAGCTGCTCGAGAATGGCGGCTATGGCTGCAATGCGGCGCGCGTTGCCAGAAGTCTGCTGACCCCAGATTGTAGTGCGGAGCCCGCCCTCGGGCGTAACTTCGTGCTCGACATCGACAGCGGTCAGGCCGCTGACTTGAATGCCTGGCAACACGTTCGCAATAGTGTCCGTGGTAATGGTCACGGTCCCGCGCGCGAGGTCAATTTGCGAGACTGTTGTGGAAGATGTTTTGAGCACGCCCGTAGGGCGTTGACCTATTCGCGTCTTACCGTCCTCGCCGACGTACCAATTGCGCGATGTTTCAATCTCGAGCGAGCGGCAGGCACGGTCGGACGTGCGCGTGTAATAGGAGCCTACAGTTGTCGACGGTATTGTCGAGGTATCGAACGTCTCGCCGCATTCTGTCGCAGCGTCGTTGAGAATTGTCGACAGCTTCACGCCTGCGTCGTTCGTGTAGCTTTTAGACGGCAGATTCTTGCCCCACCCTGCTGCGCCGGAACAGACGCGGTAGAAAGAACGGCCCTGGGCTGGCCCTCCGGATAGGACCGTGCATTTGACCTTGAGGTCGGCTATCACGAGGTCGACAGCGCCGGTCAAGGTGACCTCGCCGTCGACGGTGACATCTGCATAGGACACTCCCCAGGCGGGAATGGACAAGCGCACATGCGTGGCCGTCTTGCCGGCGAGAGTAGATGTTAGCCCCACGGCGTGGCCTTGTACTGATTGGTCAGTTTTTCGATTTCGGCCTTGGCTGCAGCGTTCGGATCGTTCTCGGGCTTGGGTTTGCTGACGACCGTGCCGGTCTGTTTGCGCGGCGGGCGGTAGGTCTGAAATTCGACTTTGACGATAGCGCCGCCTTTCTTGTCATAGACTGGGCTGGCAACGCGTGCCTTGCACACGGACGTAATCTTATTGCGCGCCAGGTCGGGGTGGTAAATAGGCAGAGCTTTAGGCTTGCTGCCGACGAGGGTCGAATCGATTAGGGCTTGGAAATCGTCCCAAGCCGTAAGAGAATCTACACCAGTATACGCATCGCGAAAGAGCTCAAAGGAGCATTCAAACTTAGGCGGAGGTACGCTGCGTATTGTCGTCGTCGCGCCGGCCACCCCCCAGCCAACCTTCACGTCCCATTCGATAATCGAGTCCGCGCCCGTGATAGTGACAATGCCCGGCGAAGCTTTGCCGGCAAGGACGATCACGTTGAAGAGCTCTTCGTTATCGATAATGTTAGGTCGAAGATTAGCCATGGGCCGTTGCGCCTAATGTCGTCGCGTCGCCTTCCAGGATTCTCGTCAAGAGGGCACCGAAGCGCGCTTCCGCGTCCTCGGCGTCCTTTACGCCATTGAATACGAAGCTAGCCCCTTGGAAGTTTGCACCGCCTTTAGAAGCCGAGGGCGCAGGGGTAGGCGCGGCCGTGGACGAGGCCGCGGGAACCTGCACCAAGTTTTCTAGAGAGTTCGCGACCGCAGGCGCGCCCTTGTCTACGCCTTCGGCTGTACCTGCAGCCATTTGCATGCCAATTTCGGTCTCGAAAAGCTTCGAAGGGCTAGAGATTCCTAGGAACTTCTTCACGCCATCGACAGCGCCGGTCACTACGCCCTTCAGAGAATCGAAAACGGCACCTCCGGCATGCTTGATACCTTCGACAAGACCGTTGACTATCTCGGTGCCGACATTGACGAAGGTTGCGGCGAAGTTCGCAGCGGCCTCTGAGGCAGCCTTGAAGCCTGAGACAATCGAATCCTTCAATATGAGGAACTCAGCGACCATATAGACCAGGACAGCAATCGGTGCTGTAATCGCGGCGAGTAAGATGCCGAATGCGACCACGACTGCGCCTATCAGAACGGCTGATACTATCAAGAAGGCTTCGCCTATTTTGAGAAAGATTGACGCGTGGGGCTTGAACCAGATCAAGGCCTTGAGCGCCCAGATTTCCAGCTGGAGGAAGAAAGCTTCAATCTTGGGCTGCGCCGCGGTTACGCCATCGATCAGCGGCTGAAACAAGCTTTCGAATACGACCTTGATGGCTCTGCCTGACGGTTCGGTCTCATCGAAGAGGTCGACCATTTTCTGGAGCGCGGCGAGAAGTCCTTCGATTTTGAGCCCGCCGAAAATGCCTGCGATATTCGCCTTGAATACTTTGGATTGCTGGTCCAGCGAGAGCATTTCCCGCTGAAAGTTAGGACCAAACTTGAGCTTAGCCGCGTGCACGCCTGCTGTCTGCAGCGCATTCGTTAGGTCCTTGCCTCGTAGACCAGCATCAGCCAAGCGCTTGGAAGTCTCAAGAAGCTCCTCGTGTGTGAGCGGCAATAGCTTGGTCAGGCGTTCGATTTCATCGTTCAGCGCCGTGCCGCCAGACACGCTCCGTGCCACACCTTGCGCGAGAAGCTCCATGCTTCGGTGCTCGTTCGCGAGCTCGATGCCGAACTCCGCGACCTTCTTGATCGCTTCGACAACTGCTGCCGTGAAGGCAAGGACTAAGACGGAGATGCCGGCAATGACGCCGAGCAGGCCAAAGCCTTTGGCTAGCTTGGTAAGACCGATGCCTAGACGCAGGGCGCCGCCGGCGGCTTCCTCGACAGGGCCGCCGAGTTTTCCCAATCCCCGGTGCAGGATTTCGAAATGCTCGTAGAGTTCGGCTGCGCGCTTCTTGCCCTCTTCTTGAGATTTATTGAGCCCTTCGAGTTTCTTCTTTGCGGTCTCGTGTTTCTTACTAACTTCATCGAGACTCTTGGCCTGCGTCTGCAAGGCCGATTTCATAAGGTCGGATTTTTTCGAGGCCTCGCCAAGACGTGCCTGCAAATTGTCGAGCTTCTTGCCTGACGCCGTTTCTGCGGCGACCGCAAGACGCTCCACGGCCCTGGCAGCCAGATTTGCAGAACGCTCCGCCGCGCTATACGCGGACTTGGAGGCAGCAAGCTGAGCTGCAAGGGTCTCGACGGACTTTGAAGCCGCATCGATCTCGGATTGACCCTTGACCGGGATATCTATTGTAAAGCTGGTTCCCTCGTCGGCCATTATTTCCTCGTGAGGAAACTACGAATCAGCCAGAAAATCTGGGCGGTGACGGCTATCCCCGCGCGCTTGTCTAGAGGGTTTCCTCCGCTAACCCAGGCCTCGACACATGCCGCGTACGCGCCGGGGTTGCGTTCGCACTCCTTGATGCGCGCGTCTAGCCTTTTCCCTCGTCTTCAGCCCTCGCTTCGGCGACCTTCGCGGCCTCGATGGCGAGCGATAGAAGCACTCCAGGGAAAGCCTCAAGAAGCGCTTTGCGGTCGTCCGACTTCGCGGCCGGATAGAGCATGCAGACTTCGGCGAGAAGCTCTTGAGCCTTCACGCGAGCGGGCGTATCGTTCTTCTGAAGCGCGCGGCCGACCTGGTCGGAATAGCGCTTGTATTCGAGCGGCGTAGGCGCGCGAAAAGCAATACGAACCGGCGAACCGACCTTGAAGCCGTTCGCTGTCATGGTATTGAGCGGCTCTCCAAGCTCTTCTTCGAGCTTGTCAATCGCTTCGAGGTCGATTGCCTCTTGGGCTTTACGATCCTCCTCTTGCTTGGCGCGACGTTCAGCGCGCCGAGCTTCGAGCTCGTGAACAGTAGCCATAAGTACCTCCAAGAAAAGAAAGAGCCCCGTTTAGGTCCGGGGCCACGACCTTCCAGCAGGCTAATCCCGAGCTTTTCAGGCAGCGGGAGGAGCGGCCGGTGCAGCGGCCGGAGCCGCCGAAGAGGACGTATCGAGCGCTTGCGCGTCTGCCACAACCTTGGAGATTGCAGCTTGCAGATCCAGATGGGCTTGGGCGAACGCTTGCGCGCTAGCTTCAGCTTGCGCCTGATCTGCGGCAGCCTTGTCCATAGCAGTTTGGAACGTGGCGGCCATGGTTTCGAGCGCTTGCGCGTCGGCGAGAAGAGTATCGGACATGTTGCTCCTATTGTTGGGGTTACAGAAGAACGATTTCGCTGCCGTTGATGATGTTAGCAATCTCGATTGGGTTCAGGTTGATTTCGACCTTATCTGGATCGAAACCTTCCTTCATGTCGTCGCTTTCGCCGAGGTATCGACAACCTTTGATTCTCGTGTGATAAACTTCCACTTCGCCAGGCGGAGAATGAAAGATGTCGATGTCGAACGAAACGAGACCGATAAGCAGCTGGTTACCGCGCGTCTGAATGTTTGGGGCATTCGCGAGTGCCTTGGTCAACGCTCGGAGTCCGGGACGATATAAGGTCGCCGAGGCTTCCTGGCTCCCTTGCCCGGTCGTGCGTGCCATAACTCGCCCGCCACTCGCCCCTCGCTTCTCGCCGACCTCAACTTTGCGGCCCCACTTGAGGCCAGCAATGTCAGTCATGCCGAGAGCCAATCCACCACCATTGACCGTAAAGGTCAACTGGATGTCGGCCCACGACGGCTCAAAATCGTTGAGTGACGGGTATGCTTGATTCACCATGTGCTAGCCTCTACTGAACTCGGACGACGGTATCGATATTCTCGAGCGTCCCGTTTAGGTTGAGCGCCAGCGTTCCGTGCAACGTCGCGCCGGCCGTATCCAGGACATCGCTCCGGCTAGCCGTCCAGACGGCCGAGCTAGCGCGCGGACCCTCCTTGAACTGCTGGAGCAAGTTGATCTGCAGCGCCGTATTGACGCGGCCTTCAATCAGCGCAAGCGAGGCGTCCGTGCCGGTGCCGTTCGGGTTCAGAACGAGCACCTGACCAATCGCATTTTCAGTCTCGGCCTGGACAACCGTCTCCGCGAGATCAGCCACTGCCATGTTTTGCGTACGGGAGAGCAGCGCGCCTTCAGTATCTCGTGTGAGCGAGAGTGCAATGAACGCGCCGATAGGGCCGTTACCGTAAGAGCGCATGCACGTGAATCGGCCAGCGAGTCCGCCGCCATCGTAGCGCTCATCGAACTCGACGGTGTTTCCGTTATTGTCGACCAGTGACCAACCGCTAAGCGGGCCATCGGACTTGCGCCAGCTGGGGATTTGGACATCGTGGCTATACTCGCGGAGTGAAGCTGCCCATGCGGCAGGACGTCGGAACGACCAGCCAGTGATGGGAGACTGCTTGCGACCTCGGCCTAGGGAGATGTCGATGCGCTTTTGGCCATCGACAGATGCGAATGCGGCCGTCTCTGCCGCGACCCAGGCCACAACCGTCTGGCCCTTGGTCATGGTCACGGCCGTCGAGGGCAGCGGCCCTTCGTCGACAATTCCTGAACCGAAGGTCATGACCGTGGATGTCAGTACGGTAATTGCCGGGGTCGTGCCGTTGTTTGAGGTCGTGCCAGAAATCGTAACGAGGTCGCCAACGGCAAAACCGTCATTCAGCCAGTTACCGGTTCCGCCTGCGCGCGTGATGGTATGACCAGACGCAGCAAACGTGAGGCCTTCCGTCGAGACAAGATGAATGCCGGACGAGGGGCCTTCATTTGTGAGGCCAGAAGCGAATGTTAGTACGGTGGCCGTAACGGTCGTGAGCGCGCCCGCAACGCCTTCATTCGACACACTCCCGGAAACGGTAACAACCTGATTGACCGCAAATCCGTCCGTGACGAATGAGCCAGTAGATCGCGTGATTGTGTGGGCTGTACCGTCAAAGGTCAGCGTTGGCGCGCCGGTCATACGATAGAGAACGCTCGACTTGGTCGCCAAGGGCAGGCGGTCAGGCACGGACGTACGCGCGTAGACGAAGCGCTGATTCTCGGTGTCGTAGTTGTTTACGGCCGTGACGATGTACCCGGCAAAGGTGTTGTTCGGAACTTCGCCAATAACCATCCAAGAGCGTGACCCGTTCTGCTGGCCAGCGAGAGCCGCTTGAGCAGAGTCCAGAGCCGTCGAGCTCCAGAGAGGAGCCGTCGTGTGGAAGGTCATGTAATCGCCAAGGTTCAGCGTTCCTGCGCCGAAGCCGAGGACAATGCCGACCATTGGGATTGGGTAGCTCGACGACGTGCCCAGGCGCACGCGCTTGCTTGACTGGCCGCCGTCAAGGGTCAGATCGAAGACGATTTGATCCGTGCCTACCGTGCCGCCGGAAACGATCGTGAGCTTGCCGTCGGTCTCTTCCATGATTCCGGAAGATGCCGCGGAGACCGTGATCGAAGAGTTGCCGGTAACGTTCGTGTTATTCTGCCGTCCGACCGCGCCCGCCGTGTCGACAGGGCAGCCGACGAACACGACCGGTTTACGAGTCTCGGCGAAGTGCAGTGCTGCATAATCGACGCCTTGACAGTAGCCATACTGGTCGAGCAGACCTTGAGTCGAGAATGCAACGCGCGGAACGAAATCGCCCGATTGCGGAACAACCGCAATCACGACAGCCATATCGGCGCCGGCCGCGAATGCGCTCGCGGACTCGTCGAGCGTGACTGATGCCTCAGGAAGAGTCGCCATGAATTACCCTATTTCTTCGGTCTGCGGACCACCGTCTTCGGTTGAGCCGGAGACGTTATCGGTGTTCTGAATAATTACGCCCGAGCTTGAGACGGGATAGACGCTGGTGATAGTCGCCGTACCTTCAGCCGTACCATCCCAATTTTTGACGGCTACGCCGCGATCGAACGTGAATGCAAGCTCATAGACGGCGCCGCCGGCAGTCTCGGGCTTGAAATCTTCAGGGAAAACGAACTTGCCGCCGCGCCACACGAGATGGTTTTTTCGTTTGACCTTTATGATATCGAGGCCTGCGAGTACCATGTCTAGCACATGTTCGGCACGACGGACATGCTCCCAATACGCTGCGCCCTTGTTCGGGCATTGGGCATAGATTGTAAGCTTGACGCCGATTACTCGGTTGAGTCGAATGCGGCCAGGTTCTCTGTTGGCCACGGTGCGGGGCGTGAACGTGTCACCGCCCTGCATGTCGTGCTCTATAACGATGCGCTCGCGCGCGAAAGTCGTCGTGGGGCGGAGCTCGGGACCATCAACGACGAAGTCCACGAACGGGCAACCTTTAGAGCCAAGATAGGCCGCCAGTTCAACTCCAAGCTCGTGGATCATCCGGGATTCAATTTATAGGCAGGGACCCAAAAAGTTCCTGCAACGCCAGGAATGGAAACTTCGACGTAGTACTCAGGATTGGCCGGCGTAGATTCAGCCGCGCCGCCAGTAAGACCTGGCGCCTGATTGTGGCTAACGACAGTGAGCACGCTTGGCGATGGCGCACTGTTCGTGAAAGTAATTTCGTCCTGGCCCGTAGTCGTGTTCTCGGATTCCGAGAGTGACATGCCGGTACCGCCGATGAACTTGAACTTGTGAAGAACGCTCATTTCGATTTCGCCCGCAGAGCCTTTATCACGTTCGAGAACTTGGGCTCCTTGGCCTTCCAGCGCACGCCCTTATCGTCGAAAATCTGCTCAACGCAGCCGAGCTGCTCAAGTGCCCCCAATATCCGAAGCGTTCGTTCAACTGCGTCGCGCTCGTATTCGGTCATGTCTCTCATTTATAGAGCTCCTCTTTTACGATTCGGACAGCTGTACGTTCTAGGACTTGACTGTAGCTCTCTGGAAGTTCGCCGCCTTGACGAGGGAAGACGGGGCGTTTGCCTATCTGGTACTTCGCGTACCTGACACCAAGTGACACACGAAGCTTCGTGCCAATCGCCACGTAGCGGATGTAACGCTGGAGCGCGCCCGTCTTGCGCAATGTGACAACTTGGCCGTCGACGCCTGGCACCCAGTTCAAGCCGTAAGGCGTCTCAGATTTTTCGAAGCTTTGCGTCGCGAGCTGCGTAATCGCAGGTGCTGCCTCTTCCGCAACTCGCAACGCAACTACTCGCGGCAAACGCCGAAGGTCTTGTGCGAATTGCGAAAGGGACTTCACCTATCGTTTCCTACGAGATCGTCGCCGCCGAGGTCGATGCTAACGGGAATGCCGATGCGCTCGTGCCTGATGGCTTTCGTTATTGCGAGATTGGTCGGGATAACCTTATTGGCTTGCGCCTCGCGAGAGACGAGGCCGACGGCCCAGCGCTCGATCTTGGCCTTGGCAGAGAGTTCAGTCTCACGCATGGACTCGGAAATGAGCCCGGACAAGATCTGGAGCTTCTTAGCTGCAAGCTCCGCGACAGTTGCAACTACCATAATCGGATACGGTGTCGTGAGTGGCACCGAATGCGCTGGTAGCATGTCATCGACGAAGCGGCTGTAGTATTGCAGCACATCGTCAAACGGCAAGTCTGCCGTCACAATTACCGAAACTCCATCCGTAGTCAGATTGATAGCCGAACCGAGGGGCGCGGCCGAAACCTGGAATTCGGAGTCATTCAAGCGGAGCGCGTAGTAGATCGTACCGGCTACGAGCGGGACTGGGAGCACACCGCCTTCGGGGACACGGACAGTCAAAGCGTCGCCGCTCTGAAAGCCGTGTTCGAAGAGCTCTATCGTGTCTGTTGCAGCAAGAGCCGAAGCGACGAGTCTCCCGGGATTACCGAGCGCGCCACGCGGCAGGCCGTAGCGGTACACGTCGCCCCGGCTTGCATAGGCCGGGGCGGTCATGAGTTACCGCGTCGGGCCGACGACCTTGCGGATCGCGTGAGGCAGGGCAAGCGAGAAGCCGTACCAAATGTGGGACGAGATCTTGATGTTGCCCGTGTTCTTGAAGTAGTCCGTCGCCTCGTCGAAGATACGAAGTGCGAGGGTTTGCGGAACCGTCATGCGCATGGAGAGCCACGGCGCGATGCCTTGACGAACCATCTTGCTATCGACCAGATACCAGTCCGCCGTCGAACCGGACGTGAGAGCGAATTCCTTCACGCCCACGACGTTGAACCGTCCCTTGTAGACGTTGTCGACCGCCGCGGCTGCGATCTCATTATTCGAGTTCGCATACGCCAGCGTATACAACATGTTGTTCGCCAACATGTTGATTGTCGGTTCGAGATAGTCCATAGGGACAAGAATCGTATCCGGCGTCGCCATCATGAGATTGCCGTTCTCATCGAGAACGCCGCTCTGCATGCTGGTAACTTCCTTCTGGAGGAGGTCCGTCGAGAAGGGGCCAGTCGTGCCAACCGCCGTCGAGCCCAGGATATTTTTCGCGGAGGCCTGGTAGTTACTCCAGGTCGTCAAGCCCGTGATCGGGGACTTGACGGTAGCATCGGTCAAGTTCGCCGGATGGCTTGTAGAGAAGAAGTTGGTACCGTCGACGCAAACCGTGCTCGCGCCCGAGTTCAGCTGCGCGGCAATGCTCGCGTGTCGGAATTGCTCTTCCGCGAGGACGAGCCTTTGCGGCGCTTGCTGCCAGTTGCGGTATGCGAAGACCTTCAAGAAGAGGTCCAGCAGACGCGCCTCGTAGCCGTCGTCGAACTCTTCCGCCTTCACGTCAAAGGACTTTTCGCCGAGCTTCTTGAAGCGCGACTCGCCTTCCGTCTTTCGGTACAGCGTGCGAAGCTGGCTTACCGGGAACGTGACCATAGGCCGGTCTGTCGGGATGAGATCGCCGAGGGTATCGGCCCATCCCGTTGGGCGCGACACGGCAATGGCTGCGAGATAGCGATCGTTGAATTCACGAATCGCAGCCGCCGACGTCGTCGGCAGTTGGTCAAAAGTAAACAGCGAATGGAGAGTCATTTCAACTTACCTCACGAAGGATCGAAGTACCAAACAGTGACGGTCAAACTGCCGGCACTAGACCCGCTCTTGAGTTTTTGCCCAGACGCGGGTGTGAATTTGAGCGTGATTTGCGCGCCGCTATATACAGCAGCCGCCGGCGCACCTTGAACGTATTTTGCGGCGCTCTGCGTGCAATCGAATGCACTGGAGAATTGAGTGCTAGCGGACAGGCCTACGTCCATTGTCGGCGCAGCTGCTCCGGCAAAAGGGGTGTTGACCTGAATCTGGCACTTGACCGGAACAGCACCTGCCGGCAAGAGAAGCCCTGCGCGGCTGAAGGTTTGCGTCCCGTCCGTCGAATCGACGGTGAAATCGCTATAGAGGAGCGTCGTTACGAGCGCTCCAAGTCCATTATCTGTCGGCATGTTTATGGCGTACCGGAGGCACAACCCATCCAACCGATATAGATACGCGTGCGACCGTCGTCTTCAATACCTACGAATCGTCCCGCGACCGGGAGCGAGCTCCCGACCGAGCTCGTGCCAACCGTATGGTCATCAACGGCATAGAGGATCGTTCCATAAGGCGTCGCGTCCGTGGCGCCGTTGGAACCATCCGTCGTGAAGATAAATTCCTTGTCTGTCCAGACGGAGCAGCGGACGAGGCCGTCGCTTCCGCCGCCGAGGGCGTCATGCTCGGCAACGCCGATAACGCCGTGCGTGTCGCCGCCGGTCGTCGCAGGGACGAGCGCGCCGCTAGGCTGCGAGAGCATCGTGCCCTCGTATATCTGCTGGCTGGCGGTGACAGGGAGATTGACCTTTCGCCCGCCGAGGCCATACGGTTGCGGGCGCAGAGATGCGATTGCGTTCGACATTTACGTTACTCCTGAGATCCGCTTCCGTAGCGGGACAGTAATTCGGCTTCGCGCCGCGCCTGATTGCGCAGGTAATCGACGCCTTGGTTTCTGAAGTTCTTCAGTCTGAGGAACTCCTTGGGGTCGGCGCCCGTTTCTTTACAGATTTGGAGTTCCTGAGCCGAGAGCTCCACAATTTCGCCTTGCGGCGGCTGCACACTTGATTCCGAAGCCGGCTTGCTTGCGCGCGCCTTCTTCTGATCAGTTACGTGCGAGCGCAATTCCGCGAGGGGCATTTTCAGCCAGCGCGATTTCAGCGTGGTCGCCTTATCGTCCGCCCACACGGTCGCGGGAAATTCCGCGCCGAGCTTGATGAGCGATACGCAAAGCTGACGACGCTCGGCCGATTCCAAAGTCGCGCGTTCCTTCGCGAGCTTCTGCCGCTCGGTCTCGAGCGTGAGATGGGACGAGCGATACTGCTCGACCTTAGACAGGGCCTGGGCAAAGGTCTTGCTGTCCGTCAGATGACGCAGCATGACGCGCATAGCCTTGCGCTCGGCCTTCTTCTCGGGCTTTTTCTCATCTTCCTCGTCCTCATCGTGCTCTTCGCCGGGGCCATACATGGCCTCGTCATGAGAATCGACGACTTTCGGGTCGATAACCTTATCCTCTTTCACTTCCGCGGGCGGTGCCACGCCCTCGGCGCCATCACCTTCGCTCCCGGGCTCATCGCCATCGGGCTCGTGATCGCCAGCTGCAGCGTCAACGATGAGAGACTTGAGGATCTCCATCGCGGCCTTATCGTCACCTTTCTCGAGCGCGTCGAGAGCTTGCTTGAGCAGTTCGGGATGCATTCCCTTTTCTCCGTTGGCAGATGCCGCAACTAGTGCGGGTGTTTTATGCGTCGCGGGCATTGCCGTGATCGCCACGTTCACAACCTTGATAATTCTTTTGGTATTCTTGTCGGCCTCGAAAGCCGGCGAGATATACCGTTGACGTTTCTCACTAAGACGCGCGGCACCGTCCGGCGTCCATTTCACATCGCAAGCCCACAAGGAACCATCGGGCCTTAGTTCTAATCGACACCATCCGCGGGCGTCGCGGGCTGTTGGGTCCGGCGCACCGCCCGAGACTTCAAGCATTTGATGCTCGAGGTCAATCGCGAGGTCCACGCCCCAGTTCGCGTAGGCCGCCATGACAGACTTCGCGGCCTTGTCGTCGAACAAGTAGCGACCGTTCTCTGTATTATTCCAGCCTCTTTGGAAGAGCCGGAACTCTGTCGGAAGGCCGTGCTCAGAGTCGAGTCCGAGCTTTATGGTGTTGCGAAGGATCATCCTGTCAATTCCACCACAATGATTTCGAACTCATTTGCGAGCACATTGAGTACGCCACCATCAGTGTTCGTCACGATGGCCGAATAAGTATGCGCCGCACCGTCCCCGGAATCGATTGCCAAGAGGCTCATGGGCACGCGTGTCATACCGGACGCACTGACTTCGCTTGTCGGTCTAGATGTGACCGTGCTCGGATGTGCTACCGCACCGCCATCTCGCTGAATTGAGAGTTGTGCATGTTGAGTACGACTGAATTGCACCGCGCCGCACGCATAGACGAAAATAAGACTACCAGATTGTTTGCTCGTGTATGCACAATCAAGCTGATATGTCGCTCCAATGGTCGTGCCACCAGATGTGTCTATCGTGAAATTGCTTCCAAGCACCGCACCGGAATACATCGCAAGGTCTTTGGTTTGCCCCGCGGGATTCCAATATTTAGCCATTGTGCTTGTAATACTCTATTTGACGTAAACGCTTTTCAGCTTCGGCCTTCGTCGCGTATTCGCCGAGCCTCTTTCCGCCCTCCGAGTAGACGACCCATTTCGAGCCGACCTTGCGGATTGTGTTCTGCACGAGCGATAGCGTCGGATGCGGTGCTTCGCCTTCGGCCGGCGCGTTCTTCGTGACTGGCGGCGCTATCGGCGCTGCAAAGTCCGGCGGGCGCACGCCATAATCTTTCGAGAGCTCCGCAACGTAAACCGGCGTGAGTGTGATGCCTGCCTGACGAGCCTTTACAAGGGCCGAATAAAATGCATCGTTTCGGGTCGCCATGTCCTTGCGGACTTCTTCTTGCTCGACATTCGGCAGGACGTAGCGTCGCTTCGGAGATAGATTCGAATCGCCGAAGTTGATCGCGCACCAGGGCTCGATTACTCCGGTGTCTATCGCGCGGGTGATCGCCTCAAGGTCGCCGCGAACCTTCGTCGTGGCCACACCGAAGAGCTCCTGAATGTCGATACCCGGCGCGCCGCCTTGTGTACCAAGCGTACCGTCCGTGCCTAGATAAATGCGCGCGGCTGCCTTCTCGCCGTTGAGCACCAACTCGGACCACACTTGCCACGCGGTCGAACTGTTCACAAGGAATTCTGTTTTCGCGCCTGCGGGGCGGATGCCAACCGGCGCTTTGGCCAGCGCAATATCCTTCATGAGCGCGATAAAGGCCGAGGCCTCTTGGCTCATTTGGCCATCCGGCGACTGCAACGGTATCCCCGCCGGCAGTTCGCCAATCACTTTTGCGCTGCCGTGTGCGCGAGAACCTTGCGCCCAGTCGCGTGCCGCAAATGCGTGGCGTGCCCATACAAGCGCCGCCGGAAGAATTGCTGCTTCCTTGCGAAAAGGTTCGAGCTCGTGTTTCTTGAAGATTACCCAGCGTCCGTCCCCGTGGATGACAGGGATCCAAAAGCCGCCGATGAATCCGTATTCGTTATACGGACTGTTAGGAATGTCCCCGGGCTGTACTGTATTCGGATCGGCACGAGCTTTGAAAACCCGGAAGACGGGATCCCATCGAACGTATTCGAGGGGCCAATAGCGCATTTCGAGGTCGATTCTTGAGCCGTCCTCTCGAGGGGTCGCGACGTTGCAGCCGAAGGCGATTCCGTGATTGACGAGGTCGCTATGGATGTCAGCAAGGACTTCCGCATGAATTCCGACCCCGTTCGCGCCATACAAGGCCTCGGCCTCGTGCGCAATTGCTTCGGCGCGTGCGCCGGGCATGGCTTGCAATTCAACAGGAATACAACGCTGCGGCGCGAGTCTATTCTCCCAGGCCACGGCGATGGCATCGTCCGTGCGCATCATCTCAGCCATGCGACTAGGCCGCACGAACTGACCGAGCATTTGCTCTTCGCGTGCTGCAAAGATTTCCTCAAGCGACCACGAGTCAATTGTGGTGCGCCCGTCGCGGGGCATGCGAAGAAGTTCTTCTAGCCTCGGAAGATCGAACTCCTTAGCGCTGCGAACTATCTTCGCTCTCTTGGAGCGAGCGCCCATTATCGCCTCGCGATGATGTTCGAGGCCGTCGTACCGTGCCCAGTAGACTTCACGATCGTGAAGTAGCCATGCAGGAAGGATCCATTTGGCAAATTCACGTAGGTTTGCGTGGCGCTATCGCCAACCAACTGCGCTACCACGGTCCCGCCCGTGCCGATATAGAGCTCGCGACAGTAACCAGATACGAAGTGGCTTGTCAGATCGAAATCCGCAGACAATGTCACCGCGATAGAAGAGCGGGGCACTAACTCTGCGGCCGTCTGATCGGCGATCTGTCCGTCCTGCATGTTAGATCCTATCCTCTGTTCCGGCTAAAGCCGACGAAAAAACTGTTGCGAGATTCATGGGCCGAGGCTGGGTCGAGCTGATTTGCTTTGCAACTTCGCCGATGCCTCTGAATGCGACTGCCGGGTCCAGCTCGTTCTTGTTTAGCCCAAGCAATTCGACCATCGCGTGAACGAGAGCATCGAGATCGCCGGGTGAATCCTCGCCCTGCTTCGGTTCCCAAGTGGTGAGCGTGTTTTCGAGGCTCTCTAAGTCAGCCCCGATGACATGAGATATGCGCCGGCGCTCGTAGGCTGTCGCTACCGGCTCTGCGCGTTCTTGCTTGGCCCCGCGCGCGTAAACTTCTTTGACGAACACTTTCCCGGGCTGATGCCTCGGACGTTCGTCTTTCCCGATGACAATTGTCTCTAGGCCTCGTGTCTGTCCGAGACTTCGGACCTGTTGTGTGACGAGCGCCCCGCCCTTGTTCGTTTCGGCGATTAGGACGTCGACGCGACGGTCAACGTACCAATCAAGCGCGATACCGCACCACTTGTCGGGCTGATACTTGCCCGTGGCATTTGCGAAGACATAGCCCTGACCGTCATAGCCGAGCCCGGCATATATCAGGCCAGTTGTATCGCTTCCTTTGCGGTCCGACACTGCCGGATCTATCGACACGGCGCTGTACTTCAGCTGCGAAGGTTCCGGTCGTCGAGACTCATCGATCCAGATCTGCTTCACGAGACTGAACTCGGATTCGTCTAGGATTTCACCGAGGAGCTCCTCGCGTCCGCGAAGGGTTCCGGCAAAGCGCCGCTCGAGCTCTGAGACATACCCTTTGCCGAGGTTAGCCGCGTTCTCGTGCGTCGTTCCGCGCACGACATGGTGCAGGCTAGGGTCGGCCGCATGGCGTGTCAGCAAGGCTTTTAGGAGCGGATGTCTGCGTTTGGGTGTGGCATCCCAGCATACTCGAGCATACCCGAGACGTGTTGACAGGAACACGTTATCGAATGCCTCCTCTCGCGTGCTGTTCGGCCAGGATTGAAGCTCTGAAATCCACGCTAGGTGGTATTCAAGGCCTCGAATCTTACCCGGTACCTCCGGTGTGCGCACATACGCGCGTGCGCCGTTCGGCCAGACTACCTGTAGTCCAGTAGCCTCCCACTTAGGGCGAAACCATGGAGGCGCGGTCGCAATAAGACCGCTAGGTCCGGCTACCTGAATGTCTACGGCGGACTGTTCATCCTGCGCCGCGAGACATATCAGGGTTGCGTTGCCGGCTTGGATCTCGTCGTTGATGTACTTCGAGATCGCAATTGTCTTGCCGAACCCTCTTCCAGTAAGAAAGCCCCAGGTCTTCCAGTCGTTGACCGGTGCACTTTGCTTTACGCGGCACCAGAAAGACCAGTCGGCCGTGATAGCGGCACGGTCCTGGATTGAAAGCTTCCTCCAAGCAGTCTTGATAAGCCTCGGGGCTAGTTCAGGGCTTACTTGGCGGAAGGCAGCAACGAATGCGCCCGCGGGCGAATCATTGCGGTCCGTGGAAGAGGTCATGTGCTAGGGCCATCAGGCGTTTCTCGCCCTCGGCCGCTAGTGCCTTATAGTCCGGGTTCTCGTTAGGGTCCGGCTTCGGCAATGGCTGCGCGCGATGGCGCAAGTTCATAAGGGCGGCAACCTTGGCGGCGATGGAGGAGAGCGCCGCTAGGTTGCCTTGTGACTCGGCGACGGCTGCGGCTTTCTCAAGCCGAGCAATCCACCGGTTCAAGTCTTCGGTTGTCGATGTCTCGGGGATGATTTCGGGTACGTCGTCAGTGCTTGTCGTAGGTCTAGGTGCTTTGCCGCGTAGTTCGAGTTGTCGTCGTTGTATGGTCGAGATGCTGAGCTGTCGTCCAAGTGCTTCGTAGATGGTCTTCGCTGATTCGCCGCGTGTAGTTCGTGCTGTAATGTCTGCCATCAATTCGTTCGATAGTTTCGTTCGTGTCCTTGGCATGGTCGTTACAGTGTGATTGTAAATGAAAAAGTTCAAATTCCGCGAATCAG